AGCAAGGCAGGAAGGCAAGTCGCCAGAAGACCTGGGCGGCGAGCTGATCAGGGATCAACTTCGGAAGATCACTGAGCCGAAAGGCAATACCGGAAAGGTGCAGCCGTTTCGGAGGAGGGCAGGCCCTGAAAAGGGACCGAAAGACGGGCAATAAAAAACCCGGTGGGAAAGACCGGGTTCTTCAACAACGTGTTGCGAGGTAGAGAGATCATGACACATCAGATAATTCCTTTCAACTTCCAGGGCTCTGACGTTCGAGTAATCGATTCCGATGGCGAGCCTTGGTTTGTGGCGGTCGACGTCGCCGAGGCGCTTGGCTACTCAAAGCCGTTCAACGCTGTCTCGCGCCACTGCAAGGCTGCGACCACTACCCCGAAACAGGGTGGTGGCACGATGACCATCATTCCGGAGCGTGACGTCTACCGGCTTGTCATGCGTTCGAAGATGCAGGCGGCTGAGCGATTTGAAGAGTGGGTCGTCGGGGAGGTTCTGCCAAGCATCCGCAAGACCGGAAGCTATCAGCATCAGGCTGTCTCACCGGCCAGCATTTCCCATCTTGAAACTGCGCGAATGCTGGTTGCAGCCCTTGAAATCCAAGAGCAGCAGGCTGCCCAGCTGGCAATCGCCGCGCCGAAGGTTGAATTCGTCGACCGCTACGTCGAGAACACTGGGACCATGACCTTCCGCCAGGTCGCCAAGCTGCTCAAGGCCAATGAGCGCCACCTGCGTCAGCTGCTCATCGACGGCCATGTCATGTACCGCCTAAACGGCGCAATGACCCCGTACCAGAACCATATCGACGCCGGCCGCTTCGAGGTGAAGACCGGAACTTCCGAGCGTAATAACCACGCCTTCGCGCAAGCCCGCTTCACGCCTAAAGGCGTTCAGTGGATTGCCGGCCTGTGGGCGTCGCACACCATGCAGGAGGCCGCATGATGGCCAGATCGCGCAATATCAAGCCAGGTTTTTTCCAGAACGAAGACCTGCAGGAACTCGACTTCGCCACGCGCCTGTTCTTCATCGGCCTCTGGACTGAAGCCGACAAGGAAGGCCGCCTCGAAGACCGCCCGAAGAAGCTGAAGAACGCACTGTTTCCGGCCGACGACGTTGAAGTCGAGCAGATGCTGGAAGGTCTGGCCGCGTATGGCTTCATCAGCCGCTACGAGCGCGCCGGCAAGAAAATCATTCAGATCGTGAAGTGGGCCAAGCACCAGAACCCGCACCGCCGCGAAGCGCCGAGCACGCTGCCTGCCGAGACCGATGAAGTCGCGGAGGAAGATCCGCAGGCCGAATCAGGGCCTCAAAAGGCTGACACCGAAGCAGCCTTCGAGACGTTCTGGAAGCTCTACCCGCGCAAGACCGCCAAGGACAACGCCCGCAAGGCGTTCGCCAAGGTCAATCCAGATGCCGAGCTGCTGGCTCAGATTATGGAGTCACTGGCCAAGCACAGCGTCTCGCAGGGCTGGCTGAAGGATGACGGTCAGTTCATCCCGCACGCCGCTACCTGGCTCAACCAGAAGCGCTGGAACGACGAAGTGAAGCCTGCCGGGAACGTGCACCACTTCCCGGGCGCGTCGCGTCACGGCGGGTTCGATCAGCGCGACTACAGCGCCGGCCTGGTAGAGCGGGAGGATGGCACCTATGGCATCTAACCCACTCGCCAACGTGATCGATCTTCACGAAAAGCCGGAGTTTCGGACGGCATCTTGTGAGGCGCACGGCGACTTCGAGCAGAGGATCACCAAGATACTTGGAAAGGACTTCAGCAGCATCTGCCCGCAGTGTGCGTCGGAACGAAAGGCCAAGCAGGATGAGGAGGAGCGCCAGGCCCGCGCCCGCATGGCTGCGCACCGGCTTTCAGAGCGACTTGGCGCAGCAATGATTCCGCCGCGCTTTGCCGGAAAGTCATTCGACGACTATCTGGCTGAAAGCGACAAGCAGAGGAAGGCGCTGAGTGCCTGCATGGACTACGCGGCTCGCTTCCCAGAGCACGCCAAGGCTGGCCGATGCCTGCTGATGTTCGGCAAGCCTGGCACCGGGAAAACGCACCTTGCTGCTGCGATCGCCAATGACGCTATTTCGTCCGGAGACACCGCGGTCTATCGGACCGTTGGCGGAATCATCCAGTCGATCAAGGCGACCTACGACCACAGCAGCGGAAAGACCGAGGCCGAGGTTATGGCAGCGATGGTTGACGCCGACCTTCTGGTCATCGATGAGGTCGGCGCGACCAAGACAACCGAATTCGAGCTGGCCGTCCTATTCGCCATCGTCAATGGCCGTTACGAGAACGTCCGCCCGACGATCATCGTTTCGAACCTGATGCCTGATGAGCTTCCGGCCGCGATGGGTGAGCGCTGCGTGGATCGCCTGCGTGAAGGTGGCGGGATTGCTCTGATTTTTGATTGGTCTTCTGCCCGCGCAAAGGTGAAGCCATGAACCGCTCCCGCTCAATGACCCTTCCCCAGCGAGTAATCGTCGACCAGCTCAAGGCCGACGGCTTCGCCGTGGATCAGGAAGAAAACACCGTAGTCCGCATGAAGCGCGGCAACGACTACCGATTGGTGCAGATGGATGGCGCGGTGAAGCGCGCTTTGGGGGCGAAGCGATGAACACATGCAATGACCATCGCGTCGTCTGTGCTGACGGAAGCACCCAGCGCGACGTAGGAGCACGGAAATGAATCAGCACGACAGAGACAGCGCAGAACTTCGCTGGGTGTGTGCTGAGTGCGACGAAGCGCGCGCCAAATTCCAGCAGGAGCTAGAACGCCACCGCAGCACCTTAATGCAGCTTGAGCAGGCGAAGTGCCAGCTGAGGGCCATGAGTGAGCAGCCGAACATATCAAGCCAGGTTGAAAGCTATCTGGAGCGAAAAGGGTTTCTTGACGGAGCGACCAGAGTAGACGCGGAGCGCTATAGAAAACTGCGCCGGTTCTCTCAAGGCTACGACATGGTTGGACTCACGGGGGATCGGCTTGATTCCTATATCGATAACGTAATCCCAGGAGCCCCCGAATGAGCCAGCTCGACATGTTCTGCGAAGAGCCATTCAACATCCAGCTAAAGAGCATGGAGAACGCGGCACGTCGTTATGACGCAATTGTGATGGTCGTGGCCGGCCTGCACTTCAGTTGCGATCTGCATTCAGGTTCGGGCGGTGACCGTCAGCTGCGGATTATCTCCAAGCTGGCCGAGCGAGTAGGGGCTGAAATTGCTGCGCACGGAGAGCTGCTTGGGCGGCTTCAGGCTGTGCAGGGGGTGGCAAATGTCTGACTTCAACGAAATGGCCGAAGCCCTGGAGCAGAGCCGCACATGTCCCGAAGCCGGCGACAAGGCTGCAGCCTATCAGGTACTGGCGGAGATCAGCGGCGTGGCTGCTGTGCGCGAGAAGCTGCAGGGGCAGGGCTCAGACGAATGCCTCGAGTGCGGCGTGGATATTCCCGAGGCCCGCCGCCGCGCTGCGCCTTGGGCTACCTGCTGCATCGACTGCGCTTCGCTGAAGGAGCGCCGTCATGGCTGAGCGCGTATTCCGCATCCATGAGGAGGCCGGCATCCGCTCGGCCTTCGTCGCCGCCTGGGCGCTGGTCCCGGCGCTGTTCAAGAAGGCCAAGCACGGCCTTGAAGTCGTCATTCGCCCAATGAAGGACAAGCGCAGCGTGGCGCAGAACCGCCGTTACTGGCTGATGCTGCGCGAGCTGGCTGCTATCGCCTGGGTGAACGACCGACTCTACACCGATCAGGTATGGCACGAGCAGTTCAAGCGCCAATTCATCGGCTGCGAGGAGCTGCCAGACGGCTCGCTGCGCGGGATCAGCACCACGAGCCTGTCGGTGGACGAGTTTGGCGAGTACATGCTCCAGATCGAGCAATGGGCGGCTGAGCAGGGATGGCCGCTGCTGTCTGGCGAGTGGAGGGAGGCAGCATGACTCGCATCGTCTCCAAGAAGCTCCGCGACAGCGCCCGCGGCCAGACCTGCACGTTGCGCCTACCAGGCTGCGGCTTCGATGACGGCACCGTCGTTCTCGCCCATCTGCCGTGCGGCCAGAAGGGAATGGGCATGAAGGGGCCGGACCAGATTGCCTGCTTCGCCTGCGACCACTGCCATTCCGTACTGGATGGCCGGCGCAAGGGCGAACTGACCGAGGGCGACATGCTGCGCGCCCTGGCTGAAACACAACTGATCTGGCTCCGCGATGGGCTGCTCACTGTGAAGGGGGCCGCATGAAGACCTGTCCCGTAGACGCCACCCACAAGGCCACGGCCTTCAGCAGCCGGCAGACCCTGTACTGCCACGACTGCCGCAAGGAACACCCATGGCCGCTAAAGCCCGGCCAGATACCCCTGATCGCAAACAACAGAGCCACAAGGAAGCCGCAATGAGCTGGCTAGAGATCGCGCTAATCGTCTTTGTCGCCGTCCTGGCCCCGCTAGCGGCCGCATGGGCAGACATGAAAGTAACCGAATTGAACGAGAAGGAAGCCAGCCAGTGAAAGCCCATCAGATCCTCGAAGCCGGCCTAGGCCACATGAAGGACCGCTCTGCCACCTACGACAAGCCGGCAGGCGAGCGGAGCATGGGCGCCACGGTTGACGCCTTCCGCGCAATCACTGGCCACGACCTCACCGAAGAACAGGGCTGGCTCTTCATGGGGCTGCTCAAGATGGTTCGCAGCCAGCAAGGCGGGTTCCGNGCTGACAACTACGAAGACCTCGCCGCATACGCCGGGCTGCAGGGTGAAGCCGCATGGGCTGAGCGCACGAATCAGGACTTCGGCCAGCAGAACACCCTGGACTACCGCACGGATGAGCAGAAGGGCTTCAACGACCCGCGCACCGTGGAAGGCGTCGACGTGTCGTTCCCGACTGAGCGCCACCTGAGCTTTGCGCCAACCGAAAGCGCATACGAGTCGGGCATCTGTAAGGGGTGCGGCGTCTCTGTGATCTTCCCGCATAAGGAAGGGTGCGACTTCCGCTGCGACGCTCAGGAGGCGAGCCATGCATGAACTCCTCTGCGGCGAGGCGTGGATTAACAGCGGAAGGCCTGACTGCAAAGGCCAATGCGGAAGCGCTTGCCCTGGTAATCGCGGACAAGATGCGCGCCCGGTGCAAGCCGATGGGGCTGCCGAAGTGGCGCCAATGGGTATCGGCCGAGCTGTCGCGGATGAGCCCTCTGCTCCGGTCGATGGTTCGTGCGGCGCTGGAAGCGAAGGCGAGGGGGAGTAGATGACTTTCCCGATCCGTAAAGCCTCAGCCCAAACCGCGCTCAAGCCGGCGAAAAGTGCGGGATCGGGAAATCAGGCACAGAAGCGCCTGCAAGCCCTGGGGCGCCTCCCGGTCGGCCAGCTTAACAAGACCGAGGAGGCATACCGCCAACACCTCGAGGCCCGCAAGTTCGCCGGCGAGATCGTTTGGTATCGCTTCGAGGGCATCAAGCTGCGCCTGGCCGACAAGACGTTCTACACGCCTGACTTCGCCGTGATGCTGGCCGATGGGTCGATGGAGCTTCACGAGGTCAAGGGCTACTGGCAAGACGACGCCCGGGCGAAGACCAAGATCGCCGCCGACCAGTACCCGTTTCGCATCATCGCCGTAACCGCCAAGACCAAAAAGGCGGGCGGTGGCTGGGCCATTGAAGAATTCTGAGGGGAGAACAGCATGGCAGCACGCAAGCACGACGACGCAACGCTGGTCGAAGCCATGACGGGGCGCAGTAACGCCAAGGCGGCGGCACTGCTCGGTCTGGACATCCGCAACGTGGAGCGGCACCGCACGCGCCTTATAGGGCTTGGCTTGCTGCCGTCGAGTTCGGCTCCGGCCGCAACCGTAAGTGCCGCTGGCGAGACATTCGTGGTCACGTGTGCCGTAAACGCGACAAAGGCTCACGCCGGCTTCATGAAGACCCTGCAGCTGTAC